GCAGAACACATCGGTAGGCGACACCGATAATCGTGAGCGCATCTATTACTTGTTGTCCGCCTTAAAAGCCTTGCGGGGCCATCTGACCAACGTGGTTGAGAATGGCAAGGTGGCGCAACTTAATTTGGAGCAACTTAAAAAATAGGTGATTTATGGCTGACACTCCTGATGGAACCAGCAACCTGTCCGTAGCGGACGCAACTAGCCTTCTTATGACGCCCCCGCCAGAGGTGGAAACGGTTGAAGATGAAGCGCAGCAAGAACCTGAGATTGTCGAGGATGACGAGGTTCAAGACTCTATTGAGGAAGATGATGCGGAGGCCCAAGAGGCGGAAGCGGAAGATGACGAGATAGAGGATGTCATTGATGAGGAAGAAGTCGAGGACAGCGAGGACGAGCAACCCGAAACAGTGTCAGTCACAGTAGATGGCGAGACATACGAGGTTACGCTTGAAGAAGCTGCTAAAGGCTATCAGCGTCAATCGGCTTTTACAAAGCGTATGCAAGAACTAGCAACGGAGCGCAAACAGTTTGAGGCTGAAAGGCAGCAAACGCTCCAAGATAGAGATGCCTACGCACAGGGACTTCAACAAATTGACCAACTACTTGCTCAACAATCACAAGAGCCAGATTGGGACAGTTTGAGATTGGAACTGCCCGCAGAGGAATATGCAAGACGGTTTACCGACCATCAGCGTGCAAAGGAGCAACGTCAGAACATTTTGGCGGAGCAACAGCGTATAGCGCGTGAGCAACAGATAGAACAACGCGATTTAATGAAGCAACACCTCAACTCACAAGCAGAGTTGATGCTTGATAAAATTCCGCAATGGCGTGACGAGAGTGTTCGTCAAACAGAGCGTCAGGAACTAATCAAGTTTGCCAAGGCAGAATATGGCTACACAGATGAAGAAATAGCCAATGCCTCTGACCATCGCGCTATCAAACAGTTGTACGATTCATGGCAGTTTAGCAAAGTCAGTGACAAAGCTAACACCGCTAAGAAACGGGTGCGTAAAGCACCAAAGATGGCAAAAGCTGGCACTCCTCGCAGCAAGTCAGAAGTCCAAGCGCGTACACGCCAAAAGCAACGTGCGCAATTCGATAAACAGCCAAGCATCAAAAATGCTGTGGACTATCTTCTGAAAACCCAAACCTAACGAGGTGATGATATGGCAACGGCCACCACATCAACCGCAGTGGGTGAGCGTGAAACGCTTGCGGACATTATCTACAAAGTGGATAGTGATGAAACACCCATTTTTTCATCCGTTGAGAAGGAAACTTCTAACGGTATTTTCACTGAATGGCAGGTGCAAGAGTTAGCAAGTGCTGCTACTGACAACCATGTCAACGAAGGCGCTGATATGTCGGACACTGGCGTAACTGCTACTGTTCGCATGGGTAACTACCACCAAATCTCGCAGAAAGGCTTTATCGTATCTAAAACACTAGATGCGGTTGACAAAGCTGGGCGCGACAAGGAAGTAGCATACCAACGCGTTTTGAAAGGCTTGGAGCTACGGCGTGATGTAGAAAAGATGATTGGTGACACCAATGTCGCACGTTCTGCATCGGAGCCACGCAAGTCTGCATCACTGCTGACATGGATTACCAATGGCTCTGCGCCAAGTGACATGGCGTTTGCAACTGGTGATGGTTCAGACGCAGCAGATGTTACTGGTACTGCTGCTGCACTGACACTGGCAAAGATTGATACGGCTGTAACCGCTGCATGGACAGACGGTGGCAACCCATCAATGTTGGTATGTTCAGCAACTAACCGTGCAAACATCTCTGACCTTACGCAGAGTGGCACTAACTTGGTGACAAATCAGGTCAACATGACAGAAGGCAAAGCGCCAACATTTGTTGGTTCTACTGCTGTCTACCTCACAGACTTTGGTACGCTCGACATTACGCCATCGCGCTTTATGTCAAACGACAAGCTGTTTGTGATTGACCCGAACTTTGTATGCCTGTCAACACTGACTGGACGTAATTTCACTGAAAACGAAATTGGTTCAAGCGGTGACGCAGACAAAACTCAAATCGTCATTGAGTGGGCATTGAAGGTGAAAGCACCAAAAGCACACGGTGCAGTTATCGGCCTTAACGGCAGCTAACAGCTAACCACATAAACAATATAGAGGCGGCTTTCGGGCCGCCTTTTTTATTGAGGTGAATATGTCAAAACGCCTTTTAACATCCGACCCACATTCCGGCAAAGAAACGTGGATGCACGACAATCCAGATGGCGGCTGGACAATAGAAACCAAGCAGCACATCAAGCATGTGTTGGAAGAAAACAAGAAGAAAGCCAATGCCTATCAACGAGGGCAGATGGTTGGAAATACGCAGAAGCATTGGCAGCAAGTCGCAGAGATACCGAACAATGTGTATCTGGAACTGCGGCAGAAGTTTGGCGAACCGCGTGACAACCCGAAGGCTTGGAAGCGCTGGTTAAACGATTACGACAACCGATATTTTAGGACAGGCGGCGGAAACGTATGAGCATTAGCACATATAGCGAGTTGCAGACTGCCATTGCTAACTTTTTGGCACGCTCTGATTTAACCACGCAGATACCAGATTTTATCAAACTTGCGGAATCAAGAATGTCACGCGAGTTGGAAACGCGCAGTCAGGAAAAGCGTGCGCAGGCCACAGTCACGGCAGGCAATGAGTTTGTTGCACTGCCTACAGACATGCGTGAGGTGCGTCAGGTAAAACTGACAACCAATCCAAACACGGTGCTTGAGTACCGCTCGCCTGTTTCTCTCGACAATGAATATGGTGGAGCAGGCGGCAAACCACAGGCTTACAGCATTGTTGGTTCAGAAATGAAGTTTCGCCCGATTGCCGACTCTGACTACACGGCTGAGATTATCTACATTGGCGACATTGCTGCACTTACCGATAGCAATGTTACCAACAACGTGCTTTCCCGACATCCAGACGCATACCTTAGCGGCGCACTGGCTGAAGCATACACATACCTTATGGATGAGCAGCGTGCGGCTGTTTATGACGGCAAGTTTAGCCGCGCCATCGAAGAAATTAAGAAGGATGAGCAACGGGCGCATTACGGCACTGGCACGTTGCAAATGACAAGTATTTATCAGCGTCAGAACGCAGCGGCATCGTAGGAGTAAAACATGAGTGCTTTATCAGATTATGCAGAGTTGAAGGTGCTTGACCACCTTTTAGGAACTGCAACATTCACAAAGCCATCGGCAGTATATATCGGCCATGCTGGTCAAAGCCTCGCAGATGATGGTTCTGGCACAGAGACATCAGGAAACAACTATGCGCGTCAGGCAATTACTTTTGCAGCGGCATCAAGCGGCAGCGCGGTATCAAACGCAACGGTCAACTTTCCGGCGGCTACTGGTTCTCAAGGCGCAATCACGCACTTTGGAATTTTTGACAACTCCTCAGGTGGTAACTTACTTGCGCATGGTGCTTTTGACAGCAGCAAAACCATAGCCACAGGCGATATTCTGCGTATCAACAGCGGTAGCATTACCATCACCGCAGCATAAGCGGAGGGTGACATGGCAGAAATAATCGGCCCTACCCTCGAAGAACTAGATAATTGGGGCAGTTTAGACAGCCTCGACTTTATTGGCTCACTTGAAAGCCTAGACAACATCAACCTGTTTGAAGGCGCTGGCAGTGCGGCAATCACTGTCTCTCTTACCGGCGCTGGCGATAGGATACATTTAGCGTCTGGCTCCGCAGCGATAGCTGTTACTAGCACTGCGACACCGACTCATATTCAAGTTGTCAGTGGTTCTATCACAGGCGCTTTGAGTGTGTCAGCTAATGCTGTTGCAATCGTTGTGTTCCCTGCAACGGCTTCCTTTAGCTTTAGCGCGTCTGGCGCGGCATCAAGAATACAGCATGTTTCGGCTGCTTCAAGCATCACTGCAACTACTAGCGGTTCGACTGCCTTAATTGCTTCACAAGCCGCCTCACCCTCGTTTGCAGTCAGTGCCAGCGGCGGTGCTGAGTACACAGCCATTATGGCTGGGTCAGCAAACATAGCTATTACCGCTTCTGTCAACGCCAAGATACTTGGTGAAGATTGGAGTTTGGTTGCTGTTGGTGATGAAACGTGGAGTGAGATTGCTGCCGGTTCAGAGGTTTGGACGCCGGTTAGCACAGGCACAGAGGTTTGGTTACGGCAATGATTGTTTTTGGTGAATGGCTACCAGACCAGACTGATTTTGGCGTGCCTG